GTCGGCAACTATATCAGCTGCTGTCGCCAAATAAAAATCATTTCTCACATAGTTTGCACCATTCTTTTGGTCTAAACTTCCCATGCCTCTAGATGAAACTCCGAGCTTTGCTCCTTCGTCCATTAGATTCTTTACAATTTCTCCCATTGGAGTACCAAGTATTTTAGCCTCTCCAACAAAATTCTTACCATCTGGATATAAACTAGTAATCATGTGAGATGCTCTCTCAAGATTTACTGTTGGGCCATCAGGGTGACCAAGTTCTCCAAATGCACGTTTCTCATTAATATATTCTTTATTATATCTTCTTACTTCTTTATTTAGTACTTCCATAGGATAGATGCGACCATTGCGATTTTTAACATCAGCCTGCATAAAGATACCTTTAATCTTGTAGCTTTTACTACCATCTTCTTTAGACTCAATTAAGTAATCAGTATCTTGCTCTATATGTTCTGATATTAACTTTAATGTGTATCCCATAATCCTATCCTTTATGCAGTATAGTTTTCGTCTTTTTTGAACTCAATCATTACAAATCCAGATGTACCAAAACAAGTCATTTCGTGATCACCAGATGTTGCAGTTGTATTTGCTGCAGAAGCTGCAATCTTACCAGCAGAACCATCATAATGTCCTGTACCAGCAAGTCTAATTGCAACTATGTCAGTTGATGAACCCTTTTCTTGAATGTCTACATGACCAGTATCGTCATCAGCACTACCTTGTGTTAATCCCCACCAAATTCTATTGATGTGTAATTTAGCACCATTGGCGTGTCCGTCTAGTCCAGATGCATCCAAAATAGCATTGTTTGCAGTGGTGTCATCTTCTATATTAACTAGAATAGTAACTGTACCACCATTACCAGTAGTTCCAACTATGGTATCCCTCAATGTTCTTGTTGTAAAAGCCATTATTTAACTCCTTAAAATGCTAGCATCTCTTTTTCAAAATATCCCATAAGTTGTCTTTCTGGGACTTTAAATTTTTTAGATATCTCTTTAATTGTTTTTTCAAAAGTATTTAGGAAATCAGAAGGTTTCGCATCCATTTTTGCAAATATTTCATCTACAGCACCCTTCATCTTAGGAGAAAGTTTTTTATATCCTTTAGAATTTTTATGTTCATCCTTTTCTTTAAAGGGCTGATACATTTGTGTTAAAGTTTTCATTAACTTTCTTCTTTTTCCTCTGTATCTGGTATATGTTGTTTAATCATACTACCAGCCACTTCTTTTCTTTTTGTTTCTAATGCATCACCAATTCTTGATGACATTGCTGTCTTAAAAGCATCTTCTGCTCCTAAATTATCTTTATTGGCTAATGCGTTTACAAATTCTTCTGCACTCATTATTTATCTCCATTTTTTTCTGGTGGTTCATAGTCGTCATCATATTTTTCAATATCATCTGCTGGGATTACATTACCATCTTGAGATGGATATCTAGTTATACCATCAGAACCATCTGGAATATCAACTCCACCGTCTTCTGGGTCAAGTCCAGCTTCTTTATTCATTTGTGATTGCATATCTTCAATTTCACCTTCATTAAGATTTAGTACGTTTTTCTGTACCCATTCTTTACTGAAGAATGTACCAATGTATGATTCAATACTTCCCAATGCATTAATTCGATCTTCCATCAACTCAGCTTTCTTGAGTTCTGCAAAATGTCCGTCTTGCAAGAAGTCATACTGAATATGTTGTTTTAGTTTTTTCCAATCGTCTAAAGTAATTACACCTTTAAGAATAAGTTGTGTTTTTAGAATATCAGTAAATAGTGGTGTAAACTTTTTACGCATCCTTTGTACAAACTTTGTAAACTTCAATTCATCTCTTGTAATCTCTGTTGAACGACCAAGGCTGAAACCACCCTCTGCTTCCATACGAGAAACAGGAACATTCAATGAGCGAAATAGTTTATTTTTAAAATACTGAATATCATCTATCTCACCAAGATTTGATCCGCCTGGCAAAGTAGTAATCTCTGTACCACGGCCACCTTCTCTACGAGGCAACCAAAAATCTTCTAACATTGACATTTGATTTCTATCATCTCTGATTTCACCAGTAGATGCATCATATACTAGTTTGTTACGATATCTGTTCATAACATCTTTTAGATATTGTTCTGCTTTTTGTTTTGGTAAGTTACCAACATCAATATAGAATATACGTCTTTCTGGCGCTCTTGATATACGATAGATAACAAGTGCATCCTCAATCATTCTTAATTGATTTACAGGTTTGATTGCTTTGTGTAAATATGAAAGCACATGACCTTTATTCTGATCAATTAAACCAGAAGGTACATATGTAATACTGTCAGGAGAAATCTTAATTCCTTCAGCAGTTCCAGATTTTAAACCACTAGTATTATACAGATAATATTCATTCTTAGTTTGAATATGTTCTATACTAGTTCCTGGCTTAATTTTCTTCTCAGTTTCTTTAACTTTACGAATTTTGTTAGGCTCAATGTATCTTAATTCTTGAATACCTTGTCTTGGATTTTTCTGATCAATAACTTTGTGATAGTAGAGTCGTCCATCTACATACCAACGTCTAAAGATATCGTGACCTTTAGTTTCAAAATCAAGAAGTTCTAATACAGTATCAAACTCTTCTCTAATTCTGTCTTTAATTTTTTTTGTGTACATAATTCTGTCGAGTACAATATCGACAGCTTGATCTCGTTCATTAGAAACGATACCTTCATTTATAATATCTTCAATCGCACTATCGCACTCTGGTTGTTGTGCAATATCACGGTATCTACGAATCAAGTCTGCCTCGGTTCGTTGTCTACCGTCTGTGTCTAAAAGTTGTCCGTAAAAGCCGCCACCAGCGACCTCAAGAGTTCCGTCATCTGAACTAGGTTCAGTAAACTTATCTTGAGAATCGCTAGATTTAGCACGTTCAAACTTAAAACCAAAAAGTTCAGCCATAATATCTCCTACTAGTATCTCTTATTTAGTAGGTTTAGAAACTTACGCCTGAAGGTTCAAAGTGTTGATATCTCCATGAAACCTCAAATGATTCAATGTCTCCAGCTTCAGCATTTGTTAATTCAATCGCAGAAATAGTTAATGGATAAGCATTTCTAAAGATGTAACTCTTCAGAACAGTATCATCTCTGTCCAACTGTTCTACAGTCAGATCAGTTTGATATGCAGCTGGGTTAATTACTCCAGTATTTTCTGCAAAATCATTAATACCATTATGCCATCTTTCCATTGCGTTTCTGATCATAAAGTCTGTATCATTATAGAATGTTGTACTCCATGTCTCAGGTGCTGGTCTGTCACCAGATACATAAATGTTTCTACCTCTAAATGGAATTGGAATTTCACCTAAAGTTGATGCAGGCAGATTTGATGCAGAAACTAGAAATGATGTTCTACGAACATCAAGTCCTATTGCGATACCAACTGGTGGAGTAACAGTTACCCTGTATTGGTTGGCTCTTGCACCACCACCGATTAAGTTTGCTTTAAAGTCGTCTATATTAGCCATGTTATCCTCCTATCTCACTAAACGCAACGCCCGTTCTTGCGGCGACAAAGTTTAGAGTAATAAAGTTGATAGACCTAGATGGTTTAATAAAGATGTCTGCAATAAACTCGTTTCTGTCTACAACTTGACCAGTATTATTTGATGCGTCTGCTTTAACAGTAAAGTCCGTTATACCCCTTCTACCTTGAACCTCTCGTAAGAATGGTTCTATTAAGTTTCTAAATTGTGCTCTTGTAAACTCATCGTTGAACTCAAAGAGTTGAAATTTAGAAGCAGTTGCGATTGCTTTTTCAAGAACCAAGAATAGTCGTCTGACGTTAATTCTGTCAAATGCACTTGGTTTTGATAATGCAGTCTTATCACCAAAGAGTGTTACACCTTGGCCTGGGAAGTTAACAACTGGGTTAACTCTTGCTTTGTAAAGTTGATCTCTTTGTGATTTAGTTGGGTTATATGAAAGTTTAACTGCACCCCGAACTCTACCACGATTAAATCCAGCAGGAGAGAACCATGCATCTGCAACATTGTCTGTGTTTGCACAAAGACCAGCAGTATCACCATTCAAAGGAACATGTCGATAAACATCGGCATATTTGTCATACATATATTTGTATCCACTATCGAATACCATGTAAGATGAACTTGGACATAAATCAAATGCAGTTTTAACATTTTCTGTTGCAGTTGAAGAAAGTGCAACACCTACTGTAGCAGCACGATGTGGAGAAACGAATCCTACACAATCTTTACGACTTTCTACAAGAGCTGTAATCATTGTTACATATGTATCATGTCCAGCTGCAGTATCAGTTGTTATACTTGAAGAACCACCTAAGACTAAATTAATGTCTAATGATTCTGAATCTGCAAATTTATCATATGCAAGTTCCATTTCACCAGCAGTTACTGAGTAATCGTCTGTTCCACCTGTTAGTGCATCAATTGTAATTGGAACAACTGAGGTGTAAGCAGCTGTAATATCTGTTCCCCAATTAGAACCAGCAGAAATATGGTCTGTCCAGTAGATGAATTGAGATGTAGTAAAGATAACATCTGCGTAATAGTTTGTTCCACCTTGTGCAGTTTTTCCATTAGGGTTCTTTGACATATTTCCAAATATTTCTATAACACCAGCAGTTCTTCCACCAGCGGCAGTTGAAATTGCACCAGTAATATCACCAGTTGTGTCATATACTACAACGTGAAGTTCGTCACCAGCACCACGACCATTATCTGTTGCATAATCAGATGTGCCTGGCGCTCCATCAAATAAGTCGTAGAACTTCCAACGTCTTTTGATGAAAGAGTCATCTGGTATAGCGTTTTGCAGTCCAGCACCATTTTGGTCATCTTTTAATCTTATTGTTAAGTTATTAGTAGAAATGGATACAACTTCGTATTCATTGTAATCATCTACTGGTGTAGTGTTAGCAGAATCTGAGAAGAATGAAATT